TGTTTTCCAGTCGGCCTAGCCGGGATGAAAGCTGAGTGACGTCCTTCTCCGCCGCCGCCATCCGCGCATCGTTTGTCCAGTAAACACCAGCACCGCCAAATATAATCATCACAGCGTTCAATGCGGAGATCGGATTCTCAAAAACAAGTTGGACAAGCGGGTGATACTTCTTTGGATTTTCTAGGTGTTGTTCAGTCATGCCCCTATTCCCATTTCATACCAGTTGGCCGACGACAAAGCAGTGAACATAATCAAGGTTTGCCGGATTGAGAAACAGCAGGCTATGCGGCGGGCGGTCCTTATAGCTTCCAGCCTCATGGACCTGCTTGTCAGCCTTGATGATATAAACGCGCCCGAGCGGCGCCCAAGCGTGGTTGCGTGGCCCTCTGCCGGTCACCTTGACGCGGATCATTCCGCCAGCCAGCGGCCTGAAATCGTCGGCATAGACGGCATCTGCATCAGAGCAGCACGCCCGGATGCGCGGGACGGCCCAGAAGCTTTGTGCGCTGGCCTGCCTTGGCATCAGCAGCGATGCGCTGGCGCCGATCATCAGCGCGCGCCGGTTCATTTCGCGCCACCATAGCCAGCGCGCACATTGTCATACCACTGGCCGAACCGTTTCAGCCGACCTGCATTGGCCAGCCTTCCGCCGCGCTCGCGCCCTATCACAGCGATGGCGTTCTCGCCCGCTTTGGGCGGGCCGACAAACACAGGCTGCGCCCATGACGGTTTGACCGGCAAGTCGCGCTTGTCGGTTGATGGCGAGACGGTCTTTTCAGCGCAGGCGACGAGCATCAGCGGGAGAAATAATGCAAGCGCCAGCAGGCGGACGTTTCGCGAGTTCGGATTCAAGGTCACTTTGCTTCTCCTTCAGCTTGCGTTCGCTCTCGGATATTTCGCCAGCCTTGGCCAGCGCGTCGGCCGCCGCTCTCTGTGCAGCACTCAAATCAGCCTTCACGATACGCAACTCTGCCCGCAGGGACGCCGTGTCGCACTTTGCCGTCGCTGCGCTGTGGCCCTTGCCGTAAATGAACATGACCGCGACAAGAACGGCCAGAACGATCCCCAGCGCCCGGACGAACGGCGATGCAAATGCAGCCGCCAGCGAGGCCGGGAGTGCCGGCAATGCCAGCCCGGCAATCAGGGACATCATGGCTTCACCCCTGCCCTGTAATCCTCCAGCATGGCTTTCTCTGCCTTGTTCGCCTGCCGCCAGATGGCAACGGCAATGCCAGCAATCCCAAGCGCCCACGCCCATCCGGGGATTGACGTGAACACGTCCCGGACAGGCCCGAGCTTTTCCGCCGCGTCACCAAGATATTCGCTTGCGCCCTGTGCGGCCGATCCGATCATTGCCGGGATGGCCATGATCCACGCCCAGAACTTCGACCCACGGCTTCCGCTGGCGGTTCTGGACTTCTCGGCCAGTTCATCCGGCGTGATCGTGGCCCTCTCCGGTGCAACTTCCCGCGGCTCGGCGCTCATCAGCGCGGCCATGATTTCGTCCGTCATGGTTTCATCCAGCGGGAGATCATTGTCCGCCTTGAAGGCCAGCAGCGCGCCGCGTGTGCGGGATCCCCATCTGCCATCGGCGCTGCCTACTTCGTGGTATCCGAGCGCCTTCAATCGCTGCTGGACGGCCAGAACCTTTTCCTTGTCCAGTTTCCAGTCAGATTCCGGCGCCGGTTCGGGCTTGGTTGATTTGGGCGGCACGCGACGGGATTCTTCCTTGCTGATGATCGCGAAGGCGTTGCGCAACTTTCCATCATAGTTATTTTTCCGGTATCCCGGCCCGTTGTATCCTCGCGCGAACCCGGCCCAATCGCGAGCGCGCAGCTTTGCTGCCAGACCATTCTTGATAACGAAAGTCGCCATCGTATTGAGCTGCACCGACTCACTATCCGCGAAGGCTTCGGCCATTGCCTTGGCGCTGGAAAAGCCCATGTCAACCGCGTTCTCACCGAGAATCTGCGGCCCGCCCCATGACGTCGCTTTGTAGGCGGCTTCCTCGTTGATCAGGATGGCGCGTTCGAGTTTGGCGTATTGAGATGGGTAAGAACCATATGGGATCGCGCCCTGAGACTTCGCGGCCAGACCCCGGCGCATGGCTTCGGCGCGCTGTTTTCCGCGCAGGTTTCGATAAAAGACATGCGGCTCGAACAGGATTGTCGGCGCGTTCTTGTGCGCTCCCTTGCCTGTGTAGAATGGCCCGCGCGGCGCTTCGACGCGATTGATAGTCAGGACTTCGGCAACGCCAGTTCCAAGACGCGCCGCCGTCCGTTCAAAGTCCGCGCGTGTTGCACGAACTGCTTTGCCGACAAAGGTCATTGCGGGTTCCCCCTCTGGAGAAAAATCGCCTCGCGAACGCGCTTGAAGAAATAAGAACGGTTCATCATGCGACCCTCCGAATTTGACACCAGAACTGCCCCAATGAACCATCGCGCCGCCCACGAACACGGACAGTTCCAGTCGGCGTCGTCACAACAAAACGGACTGTTACACCGGACGCAGCTTGAATGGCGTCCATCGGAAAAGTGCGGACAAACATCACTGGCACTTCAGTATTGGCGGAGCCCTGATGATCGAAAGAATGGGTCGTTTCGGCAACACCGACACCGTTGATCAACAGTCCAAATTTTACAACGCCCGTGACGGACCCCATATCAACTACGCCGCCATAACGGACCTCGTAGCGCCCCCCAAGGATTGGCACATTCTCCATGTTGAGAAGGTTGTGCGCGCCGGCAGTGAAAGCGGTATTTACATCGAGGGCCAGGTCGAACACCATATCGCCATGGCCGACTGAAAGCGCTGTTCCACCGATTGATTGACGGTGCCACATGTATGGCCGTTTCACCGAGCCGCCAGTTGAATAAGCTGTGTAGCCAGTCGTATTGACTGCCGCAGAAGTTGCGCCAGCATCATCCGTCGAATAAAGCTGGAAGGTTGTGCCCGTCACGCCTTGCGCGATGAACTCGTAGTTATCGAGTTCTGTCATTCCGCCGCCGTCGATAATCCGCACGCGCTCACCGTCGGCAAGGTTATGCGCTTCGCTTGTCGTCACAACGCCGGGGTTTTCCTGCGTGATTCCAGTGATGGTGTAGGTTTTATACCGATCATCGCGAATGCCAATCGCACCTGTCCGGGCGTGATGCAGCAGGTAGTTCGTCTGGTCGATCAGATCGCCAAGGGCTCGCGGCCCGATGATGAAGCCGACGCTATTTGCATCAAAAGCGCGCAGGGTATTTGCACTCACGCGAATCCATCCAGCCAAAATTCTGATGCCTACAGCCCAATCACGAATGATAGTTCGGACTACTTCCCATGCGGAAGTCGGCAACAGTGCCAAACTCGAATAGTCTGCTGCATTTTGAGTGATGGCCGCCGTATCAAGGGCACTATCCGCGCCGCCGTCGTTTGTGAAAGAGTCATTATAAATTCCAACGGCGATGGCTACTCCATCGACATCTGTTGGAGGCCTGATGCGCGCAGGGTCAGTCGTGGCATCGAATTGAACGGACGTAATGATAAGATTGTTTGCGTTCTCCAATACAATGTCGCCAAAGACATAACTCTGTTCGACAGATGTATTTGATGCCGTCCCGGTCATCAAAGTGTTGGGCGATTTCTCACGGGCCGTACCGATCCGCAAGACAGGCTTATAATCTACGCCAGGAGAAAACCAACAGTGGTCGAACGTGGAGTATTTGTGATTTTCAACAGCCACCACGCTATCGGTGACGTCGTCGACATATGGGATAAAGTGGCTACCAAAGAAATGAGTAATGCTGCCCGAGAAGTCGCCGCTATCGAGATAATTATCTGCGCCTATCTTGATGACGTGTCTTGGTTCTCCGCGCGCGCGCCAAACAATTCCAGTGAACGATTGCTGAAAATTTCCAATCAAGTGCAGGGCGGCAATGGACGCTGTCGTATCGAACGTCACACTGGACAACGTGCCAAGTCCAGCCCCGCTGAATGCTGTTCCAGACGCATTTTTTAGCGTGAACGTGTCGGCGGTAAGCCTTACGACAGTCCACGGCCCGCCCGCCAATGCTGCCTGCCATGTGCCGCCGCTCACATCAAATGCCCACACATCCTCGTCGCTGACGAGCCCGTGCGCGGCCTCTGTAAACACAGCCGGGTCAACTTCCGTTGCTGATGTTACCGTGACAGATTTTCCGGTTGTATTATTGTATCGAATTTGTGAACCAGGATCGACCTGGTTGCTGAAGTCAGTATCCCCGCGCCAATTATCAGAGCGGGAATTTCGATAAAGTAGAGGAACCGTAATGTCACTCAACCCAGGGACAAGCAGAACCTTCTTGGCGTCGAGCGCAGTGATGTATGCTTGCGCGAGAGCAAAGTCCCCGCCAAAGTGATCTAGGGAAATCGTCCCCAATGGAGACCAATTGCGTGCGCCAGAATTTGTTGACAGCGCAGTTCCAGCGGAATCATAAATAAAATCAAGTATATTTCCACCATCCGAAATAGAAATAATCAAGACGGTATCTGGGATAGACGTCGCAATGGCCTCGGCTCTTGAATCAAAGGTTGAACTTTGCTCAATATCCTCGCGCGCCTGTGAACAAATCACACGGGCGGAACTCGTGACGCTGATTTTGCTCCCTCCGTTGCTGGACATGCGAACGGTTGTGCGCGCCAGCGTGACGACATCACCACTTATCGTAAGCGTTCCGGTTCCAACTTCGTAGCTTGTTCCTTCCTCGATCACATATGAGACGATATCTCCCGTGACCGCGCCGGCACCCTGAAAAGTTGTGAATCCTGGATAAGCTGAGCCAAGCGTCATTGTGCCGGTTCCGGGGTTGCCGGACACCCTGACCTTGACGCGGTTAAAGAGCTTGTTCATGGGTCAAACCTTGATGGGAGACTTCCGAATATTCGTGTCGCAGACATGATCACGGGACAAGAACGACGGGGAATTTGAAACTATTCCCGGACGTCCGGAACACAACATGCGTCGGAACCATCAGATTCTCCCTGATCATTCCAAGCCATTTGTCATCGCTGAAAATTGAAACATGAGCCATGCGACCATCAGGCAGCGTATCCCTGACTTCGAATTGGGCGATGACAAGATAGACAAACTTGCTAGCGCAACGCTGGATTTCGTCCAGAATTCCGGGCAGTTCTTCAATGATGATATGCTCCAGAACATCGATGCAGATCACGCCGTCGAACTGCCCGGCTGGAAGCGTTGAATATCGATCGACGCCGGGATCATACAGCGCCGGCGATATGCCCCACACCTTATCGGCCCCAGACTTTGAATATTGCTCGCCCTGACCACAGCCATAATCAAGGATGCTTTGCGCGGAATATTGGTCGATCAGGTTCTTGACCGGCTGGACATGGAATCGCGTACTGCGCCCACTGAAGGTGCTGGGATTTGCATTGTGCATTTCCAGATATTGGGCGGTTGTCGCGTCCATGATCAAACCCTGATTTCTGAGGCTTGGCGGAACAGATCATCAATCGACTTTTCATCCAGCCCGAGCGCCGCCCCGAGCGCAGCAATGGTGGGAGATGAGCGCGAGATCGTGTTGCCGTATTCCCATGCGGCTGCGACAACCGGACCTGCCTTTTCGATTGCCGCCTGCGCGCCTTCCAGTAGCCCGGCAGCGGCCAGAGCCGCGCGGGCCTGCCAGAGTGAGATGGATTCTGGGATCGGCAATGCTGGTATGATTTCAGCCGCCCGAGCCGCAATATAAGCCGAGACAACCTTGCTGGCTTCGGTATCTTCAGGATCGGCCCGCCACTTAATCAGAGATAGAGCCGCATCGCTGGCGGATTTCACCACGGCCATGGACGCCTCATAGGGAGCCCATGCCGGGTTCAATGCGTCCCCGATCATGCGCGGAAGGATTGCCCAGTCAGGGTTGTCCTGCATGATGACATTGCCGTCATCGTCGAACATGGCCTCGCCGGTCTCGCTATCGATTGCAGCGATGGTGCGCGGCTCGCCGTTCTCTGGCGGTGTCGCGCGCATGGCTTGCGTGACGGCATCGGCCTCAGCAGACAGTTCAAGAACCGCCTGCGAATGCCGCATGTATTCCGCAGCATTCGGATCGCTCGGCGGCACGGCATCGGCGGTGCATTCGGGCTGGCCATTGACCAGTTCCCATCGGCGCACGTAGCCCTTTGAAGTCATCAGGTCCATTTTGCGCCTCATGCAGCCAGTTGCGGGTTAAGCAGGGTGATCTTCGGCTCACCAACCCAGACAAGATTTGTCGTCGCCTTGCCGGTGACAGACAGATAAATCGTCTGGTTTGTCGTATCTGCGGTAAAGGCAGCGTCCATCGATGACGTGACCTCGTAATCGGTCGTGGTCACATTCTGCACAACGACGTTTCCGCCAAAGTCTCGTTTGCAGATTGCGCGCAAGCGATAGCGTGCATATTCGGTGATGACACCGCCAACCTGCCGTGCAGACAGTTCCGCTTCAACCATGAAACTCTGGCCTTCCAGCACCGGGAATTGCCATGCTCTCGTGGCTGTCGCGCCTGTTGTCTGGCACTTGAAGATGCTGGGCGGAATCCTGCGCTGCAACTGGCGCATGATGCGCGAGCGCAGCGTCTGCGCCGTCACCAGAGCGTCGAGGCCGTTGGCCGATGCAATGAACAGATCGTTGTCGTTAATTGCCGCGATGAGGCTGTTCGACGAATTGGAGAAGCCGGGCAGATATGTCGCCGGCTCGCTTGCGCCCTGTCCAATGAAGATGCGGGAAATACGGATCGTGATGTCGATTGCCTGGCCGCTTGTGACAGATACGCCAATTGCCGGGGTGATGTAGGCAATTGTTCCACCCGAAAGAAGGACAGAAGACCCAGCCTGTCTTGTCAGTGTAGAGTTAACTGGGGACAAGATATCCTGTACCAGAGGAAAGCCGATGAACCCGCCGACACTAGTGAACGTCACAAGCCTTAAATTCAAAGCTGTGAGATTTGTCTTTGCGCCAGCAGTCATAGCCACATCAGAATTCATAAACCACGTCTGCCCAGAAACTGCCGATATATTTAGGACCGGAGCAAAATATACCTGATTTGAGCCTGTTGCGCCGGGAGTGCCAGAGAAACGGAGATCAACATACGCCTCTCCATTGGCCGCAACGCCAGACCCGACATGGGAGATCGTAATCCCAGATACGGGGGTTGCAACGAAACCATCAGGCAGCGTTGCCGTCGGGCTGGTTTTCGGAAAGTTCGGGTTCGGAAACTTGTTCGTCGCCGTCAATGCGGTATGCGAGGCCGTCTTGGCCAACCCGCGCAGCACGCAAGCCCCGACAGTCGTCGCGACAGCGACAGCACCCGTCATCGCATCGCCGGAAATGTCATTCACCGTGCCGGCCGGAAGAAGGCTGGCGACATTCGCTTGGCAGACTTCAAGTTCCTCGCGCTGCGCCTGCGGGATCAATGCCTGATCTGGTGCAGCGGTCATGTGCCCGCGCATCATGCCAATCGTGATTGCCGTCGCCGCGCTGGCAGAGATCAGAGCATTCACCCCGATAACGAAGATCGCGGAGCCATTTGTCAGCGTCTCGCTGGACGCAGCCATGATGACCCTGCGGCCATCGACCCACAATTGCAGATAGCCGCCGGAGCGGATCAGCGCGACAGTGTGCGGGAAGCCGTCGCCATAGTCATCCTGTGGTGAAGTAACCGTCGTCGAGGAAGAGAAGCCATTTGCCGTGGTCTGGCCAACCAGCGCACCCGCCGCGTCGAGGTAGAGCCGGATGCCAGCGCCGGAATATGGCGAGTCCGCCCACTCGAATATCGTCTGAATCGCGCCGCTCACAGCACCGGAGAACACCGCCTGCATGTGAAAATCGCCAGTGCCGGGGCCTGTCAGCGTGTTGATGGATTGCAGATAATTCGACGTTGAAAACCCTGAGAAACCGTAAACATCGCATCCGCTCTGGATCGCGGTACGGTTGAGCGAGCCCACAATGTCAAAGTCATTCGTGTTCGGCACAGCCCATGCGATATTCGGGTCTTTCGAGAAGTCTCCGATAACCTCCTTGATCACAACGTCATCAACAGTCGAGACGCCGGTAGCGAGCGCATTGATCGTGATGTACGTCGTCGTCGCAGTCGCAATAAAGTTGGCGTGCTTTGTTCCAGCGCCGCCACCTGTCGTAATCAGATTCGTCGTTGTAAAGGCGCTTGTACCAATATAAACGGCAATCGTTCCTGTCGTGACCGCTTCAACCCTGTAAGCTTTCCCAATTGTCGTTGAGAATGACTGGTGCAGCCGCGGAATATCCGCGCCAACGCGCGTGAGTGTGGCAACACCAGCAACCCAAGTCACAGTTGATGATCCGGGCTGCGTTAGCGTCCAGCCTGTAAGGTCGGACGCAAAATCACCGTTCGTAACCAAGTCCGTGCCAGCCGCCGCCGCGCCGGTATAGGCAGAATTTGCCTGCAGCGCGAAGTCAGATGCACCGCACATAAAGCCGGTGATGACGTTCGATTGCTGGCGGCAGAGCAGGGAGCGCTCAGGCCGGACACGATCCCATATTGCGTGGACAACGCCCTTATCGCGCGATGTAGAGAATCCGAATGGGCGGGCCGCAATCTTTGCAGCCGCCGCGCCGTAGAGTGCGAACGGGAATGCGGATGAGGCAAGAGATGCTTCGGACGTGGACGTGAATGATGCCTGCAAAAGATCGCCAAGACGGCACGCGCGGATAGTAGGATCAGCAAGACTGATGATCTGAAACACCACGCCATCAGAAACAATATGGCCGTAATTTATCGTGGTTGACGACGCGCTATTTACCGTTGACCCATCTAATTGCACAACCGACATGCCGGACGCGGTGCCAACCAAAATCAAAGGATCAGGCAGATTGAACCGCGATGGGTTGCCCGGCGTCCCCGGCAGAACCGCAAGCGAAACGGCGTAGGTTGTATTGCTGGCGAGAGCGCCAACATAAGATCCTGCAAGAAGCCGGTTAGCCGCGCTGGTGTTGTTGCGATTTGAAAGCGGCCCAGCGACGATATACCCGAGCCGGGTTGTGATGCACTTATCATGAATAAGGTCGAGCCAGACAAGTCCCCCATCAGAGCCTGCAAAACATATGTGGCCATTCTTGACCGAAATAAATTTTATAGAGGCATCGCCAGATGAGAGCATTCCATTTCCGCTGTTCCCGGAGAACAGCATATAAACCGGGCACTTCGGATCATCGAGATTGAAGATAGCGATAACTTTTGAAGTCGTGGTCCCGAATGCAGCCCAGAGCGTGCGCTGCGGGAACTGGCCCAACTCCACATACCAGCTTCGATCCTGCGTCTTGAACCGCCACGCACCGCCATCACTGTCCAGCCGCGTATCGTAAATGAATGCCGCCGTCGCACCAGAGCGCAGTGCAATAGCGCGCGATTCAGCCCCTATCGCAGACAATCCCGTGACCGCAACTGCACCGGCAGCAGCGGCCTGAGCCGCCGCGGCATCCGCCGCGACCTGATCAGCCAATTCCTGCAAGAGCGCTTCTGAATTTGCGATCTGGACAAGGTTGGCAATGGCCGGCGCCGACAACGAATTGCCAGACGTCGAGCCCGGGGCTTGGACCTCGTTATAATCTACGAAAGTAACGGTCATTCGATCAATCCCCGTTCAAGGAAGTCCAGCGCACCTGAATGCGAATGTATTGCGTCCACACGATTTCAATTCCGCCGGGCTCGGAGAATAGAACGTCGAGATAGAGATATTTGATCTGCGTCGGCTTCGTCGGTTGTTCGAACACCGCAGTCACGGCGCTATCAAGCGTGATACGAAGATCCCATGTCCCGGGCGTTCCGCCGCGCTCCGTCAAAGTGCAGTCAGGCGTGTAATCGACGGTCTTTTCAGAGTCCCTGATTTTAGCAGACGCCGACCACGTAAGTCCTGTGGTCAGTTCAAGGCCTTCGATGCCCCAGTCAATATCTTGCCCGGCGACAACGGCCTGTGTGAGCGGTTCTGTTTGAGCCATGTTGATTGTTCCCTTAGCCTATAACCCAAACACGGCATTCGCCGCGGGCGCCATCGCCGCCGTTGTATCCGCCGCCGCCGCCCGGAGCGACACCATTTGAACCTGAATCCCCGCCATTGCCGCCAAATAGAGATACGCCGCCAACGTAGCCATTACCTGCGCCGCCGCCGCCGCCCATACGCGACTTCCCGCCATTGGAATTGATTGCGCCGCCACCGCCACCGGTGTCTGAATCGCCGACAACATTTATGGACCCCGCCCCCTTGCCGCCCCCGGCTGAACTATGCGGAATAGGAATTTCAAATGTATCGGTGCCAGAATCCGACCCGGTATAAGAAAATCCGCCACCCGGCGCACCACCTGTATCACCTGACCCTGCCGACATAGCGCCGCCACCGCCACCGCCATTGGAGGCTGCTGCGCCGCCATACGCTGAAATATGAGACCCGAACGATGTTGTCCCACCGGCAGTTGCCGATGCTCCACCGACACCGCCAGCGCCGATTGTCACCGTCTCGGTGCCGCCTAATGCGGAAAGCAGCATCAAACGTGAATTGTATGCGCCGCCGCCACCCCCGCCAGCCGTGTGTCCGCCGCCGCCGCCGGCCCAAACCTCGATAAAAACCCATGAACTTGCTGGCGCACCAGCAGGCTTTGTCCAAGTGCCGTTGGCCGTAAAGGCTTCGTAGGCAAGAACCTTTGACGCCTGTGTTGTCCCCATGACGAGGAATCCGGACGCGAGCGTGCTGTAAACGATCTCGTATGTGATCCCGCCTTGAAGAGCCCCATTGATCAGGGGGTCTGCCTGACTATCCAGAAGGTCTATTGCCGCCTCGCCGTTGATGGCCAGCGTCATCGCCCCAGTATTTGAAAGTGCTGGAGTGAAATAGAATGACATGCCGTCGACAATCCCGGCATTCAAAGCCGGGGTCACTGTTGCGGTGACGACGTTATCGGTCCCGCCGACACTTGTCAGCCATAGCCTCGACGCATTCCAGAGCCCAAGAATCGATCCTTGAAGAGATGCGCCAACCGCAGCGCCTGTGCCTGTTATTTGCGCGACTCTATCTGTCATGCTGCCCAAAGCTCCGGCGCTTCATCAACGAATGTAAGGCGCGCTGTAAGATCGCGCCCCGGAAGAATTTCCGAGACGATCAGCCTGCGATAAACCTGCCCGGCAGGTCCAAATGTAACGTGGCAACCTTTGGCAATATGCTCGACGCTTCCGTTGTCGAACGGCCCGCCATCCCATGTTGTTACCTCAACAGGGTCAGTGAATTCAATGACCGAGAACTGGCCTTCAGCATTGGCGACCGAATAAACGCTGATCACGCCATCAGTTGACCTGATGGCCATGCTGGTGACTGTTCCTATGTCCAGAACTTCCGCCACGTCCTCAAACGCAACAATGTCTTCAAAATTCCCTTGCCGGGCCATTGTGATCGGCGCGTCGATCTCGATCGCCGTGACATAGCCTGAAGACTTGATAACCCGGCGAACCCTTGCGTATCCAGTCTGGCGCTCGATGATATCATGCGTGACACCGACCAGAGATCCGCGCCGGCATACGATGCTTTCGACCGGCGCTTCAAGCGAGTAGAACGTCGATCGATAGACCCCCTGATTAAGATCGAATTGAGCCCGATCAATGTTCTTCTGTTCGGTGATCAGGCCTTCGTAAGTGACCTGCTCCATGCGCGAGTTATCCGCAGCGACCTTGCCGGGATAGAAAACGCTGATTTGCTCGGTGTCGTAATCACCCTCGTCCGTCCGATATGAAACCCTCAGCCCATCAGGGAGGCGGGCAAAGGCCTTGCGGAAACTGAAGCCTCTTGAAGTCCGTGGCGAGAATACCTGGACCGGCGATTCAGCACTTCGATCATAATCCTGCACCACGCCCCAAACATCGCAACGATATGACCGCGCATATCCGCAGCCCGCAATGATATCCAGGACATCATCAATTCTGGCCCCGTCAAATATCGCGTCACAGGTCCAGTCATTGTCAGCGCACCGCTGGCGCCATTCCAGCATGGTATCATCATCCAACAGCGCAGCGGGCAATGGATCAAGATTGAGTTTGCCAATCAGGACATCGCGGAAATGCGGCGCAGGGTTGCTGGTCGTTGTCCATGTGTTCCAACCCTCTCCGTCGTAGTCCTTCACATATCCAGACATGATGGCAGAGAGTTTTTCAATGCGCCGGTTCTTCGCCTTCACCGCGATCAAAGCAAACCCGGGAAGCGGACTCGGGTGTTCATTCCAGACAGAAGACACCCGCAATAGATATGCCCGTTCCGCAATGCCTTCTGGAGATTCCGGGACAACTGGCGCGTTTGTCGGCCCTGAATATCCAAAGAAGTTCTTGATTGCGCTGTTATATTCGTAATCGGCCTTCGTGAAATCGCGCGGATAATACGCAATTCCGCGTTTGATCTCGAACTCATAGAAGCCCGGTTCGAACTCTGCAGGGTCCAGATAGAAGGTGACGATGTTCGACCGATCTCCCGTATCGCCCATGCCGGACTTGTCGCGGACCTGCGACCGGCGCCCGACCTCGACATTCTGAATATTCGAACTGCCCTCGACACCATTATACAAGGCGTCACCGCCAGACCCGGCAGAGAAGTGGCTATGCGCAACCCACGCGCCTTCAACCGGTGCAGCCGTCTGATCAGGAACATTCTTGTGCGCGTAATACCAGCCGTTCGAACTCACCACACCTTGGCGCGGCTCAGTCTGCAACGCCCATTTGAAAATGACGCCACACCTGATTTGACCAACCCGGTTTGACGAAAAGTGGACTTCCGGGCAGTTGTTCCAAGTCGTTTCGCCTTTCTTGCGAAACCTGATCCGATACGGGATGGCAACCTGCCATGTCTTGTTTTCCTGCGTCCACAGGCCTTCGGGATTGACGATGTGGATCCAGACTTCATCAGGCGAACGGCGGCTTGCGAAGGAGTGCCATACCGGCAAGGCATCGTTCAGATCATCGCTTATTTCCAACGAAGCATTGGCATCGCGATTAACCTTATGCCGTGACAATTCGATCTGCGGTGTCGTAGTGCGGCCCTGCCTCACAACCGTTGTAATCGGATAATCTCCGTCCCATCCTTCGCGAGTTTCAAATGTAATGTCATCGGCTTCAGCGATTGGAGTATTGCCTATCCGAATGTCCGAAATCGCATGCGGCCCATTCGCCGCATAGACCGCCTCGACATATTCATCTTGCCCAACCAGTTCGGTCAAAGGCTCGCAAATAAGTGGCGGAAAAATCTTGCGCGTGCCGACAACGCGAGGGACTGCGCCATTTGGCTCAATGACATTGCCTTCCGCGCTCGCCGCTTCCTTGTCGGTATCGTCATCCGACTTGCCATCCTTGATAGACGGCGGTCGGGTGAGCGCTGAGATGGCAAGAGCGCCAATCAGGCCGACTGCGCCGGCCAATATCTTCGCGCCAACAGCGGCGGTAGTTCCAAGCAGCGTCCCGAGGGACGCGCTCGCACCAGCAAGGACCAGAGAATTACTGATGCCGACCGTCAGAATAGCCAACGCCACGGCGGCAACTAGCGCCAGAACCTGTTTTCCACCACCGCCACGGCCGCCCTGCATGGGCAAGTGAAACGTGACCGCTATATCCCTTGTAGCCGTCGACGCCTTTGGCTTCAGCAAATGCCAAGCCGCACGATCGATCTTGTCATCGTTAACCTTGACGACGCCGAACTCACTGAATCGTTCCGGCAGATAATCCATGCGCGCGACCATCTCGCCGATCGTCATGCCTTCCGGCCAATATTCTACGCGCGGGGAACCAAATTTGAACGGTTCACGCCAGACAGTAACCACCTGCCTCTCGATCGTCTGCGGATCATTGCGCGGCACCATGTTCATGCAGCCATGCTCCGGTGGCGATAGACGCCGAGAATTCTGTGTTTGATCGACATGTGCTTCATTGGGACTATCGCCGCGTCAACGCCTTTTTCAGTGTGAATCAGCCTCAACCCATCAATGGCAATGCCAACATGACCAGCAAAATTGCGCCCCGCCCATGCCATCACAACCACGTCGAACTCTTTCGGCGTCCCGACAACTGGAACCCACGTTTCGACATTGTGCCTGCCATCCACCATAGCGTCCCGGATGGACACCAGATCGGTTGCCGAAATCTCGCCGTATGACGGAAGTTCGATCTTCAATTCGTTCTGGTAAATCAGTCTGACCAGACCCCAGCAATCGCAACCCTTGCGATCACGGCCGCCGTCGACAAACGGCATGCCGACGTAATTTGCGACCCATGTCATCGGAACAGCCCCGGGCACCGGTTTTGCGTTGCGCGACGGCCAGGCCATGTCTCTTGCGAATAGTTCCACGATTCGATTTGCCCGGTTACGGTCATCGCATCAACGTCGACATTGGTCAGATACAATTCATCCGCGACATACATCGGAACCGGAGTTTCCAGTTCGACCCTCGGCGTGACATTCAGATCAAAATACGACGCCGGGACAACTTCAAACCGCATCCTTGGCGGATTTGTCAGATTGGCAATTGTCTCGCCAATAACCTTGTCCACATTCTGGATGCTCAACCGCGCCTTTGGCACGCTATCGGTGTCGGAAAGCAACTCGATCTCAAACGGAAACGCGATGTATTCAATTCCGGCGTAAATAAATCTATTGGGCTCAGACATGGCCTCGGACGAGTCAAGCACGACATAGATTGGATCGGACAATTCTGGATGCGAGATAGTCAGGAATACAAGATGAACTTCCGGACTTTCCTGCCGATTGATCTCCCTCTGATCACGTTCAACAATCTCGCGCCGGAACCCGTATGCCGCTTCGCCGCCCTCAGAGAACGCGCCAAGTGGTGACGAGGCAAGCGGGTCAACGCCCACCATGGCTACAGCCTCATCAGGTTGACGGACAGGATCATGAAAATCCCACGGTTTGCCACGATGCTATATGGCGCGCTCTTGCCGTAGAATTTCCATTCGTATTCAACGCATTCGGTCGGGTCTTCCCACATGAACGGCAAAATGCCGTCCATCAGCTCATCCTTATACCATTCCTCGAAGACCGTCTTCATGTAGAAGCTGGTCAGATCGAAATCAGCCGTCACGGTGATGTTTGTCGAAGTCGAGCGCCGACGATCCAGCGTAGGGCCGACTTCCGGTTCGAACGAAACGCGATTGTTCTGCGGCGTGATCTTATAGCTTCCGCCCTGTGGTCGAAGGGGGAGCGCGACAGGCCAGTAAATTTCAGCCATCAGCGGAAGACCCTACGTGGCAATTGCGCATATCGGCTCTTGCGGGTGTTGTCGAAATCGCCAGAAGCCTCGGCATCCTTGATTGTGGTGAGAATGAAGCGGGTTGCCATCCGTCCGTCCGGCTGACGCTCTTCGCGCTGTTCGATGTTCTTCGGCTCGGTGTGATCCTCGAAAATGACCATCGGCGCCATGCCGCCGCTGCGATTGTCGTTTGACGCCGTGACGCCAAGCCGACCATCCGGGCCGCGGCTCAAAGGCATGATGGCTTCAGGCCCAGCCTCACCCATCTGGCCAAGCGCGCCACCGCGGCCGAACCGGAACATTGTCGGGCGATCAACAATCGAATTCGTAAATGCACCACCATTGGCGAACCGGTGCAGGCCATTGAAATAGGCATTGCCATTGGCGTTCGGGACGAAATGTCCCCCATCAGGAAGCGCCATACCGCCAGTGCCGGGGACCAAGCCTTGCAACAGCGATGACAGCAAGCCGCCGCTCATGTTCTGATCGCCGAACAGGCCGCGCAACATCATGTTCGTCGCCATCCTGATCAAGGACTGAATCAGGTTGTTGACGCTGTTCCGAAGCGCGTCCGCCGCTTTCTCGCCGCGCGCAAGGCCACCGGCAAACGATGAAATGAAATCGCCGGACATCGAACGTAGATCATTGAGTAGGCTCATTTGATAGCGGAACTCTTCGGTCTTGGACGCAAGATTGCCGACGCGGCTCGCTATGCGGTCAAATGCCGCTTCCATTTCAGGGGAGACATTGACGCCTTGCCGCATGGCTTCGTTAAGCAAGCGTTGCTTTTCAGCCGCCGCCGCAACAGCCGCAACCGATCCACCGAACGCCGCGATCTGGCTGCGCAGGGCGTTCTCTTGCCCGGCTACGGCCAGTTCGTTCATGGTGACAAGCTGCAGCCATTGTTCGCGAGCAATCGCGTTTTCCTTGACCGCTTTGGTATTGTCGTTATGGGCTTTCGTCTCGCCGGCCATGGCCGCGGCGTCGCCTTGCCTTCCTCCCGCAGCCCATCCGCGTGGGCCCTGTATGTGCATGGCGCCATTGTTCGATGGGATGACCTCCAGCCCCATAGCCCGAGCTGCGGCAATGATCTCTTCCCTGCGAGCGCCCGTCATGCCGCGCCCGCTGAAATCTGCAGCAAGACCAACCTCATGACGGGAAGTTCCAGGAACCGCCGCCCCAGCCCCATAACGCGCGCGCAACACCTGCTGTTCTTCAAGCGAACGAACGCCGGACGTCATACGCAATTCAGGGAACTGGGATTGAAGTTGGCCGAGTTTGGCCGCGAAAATGGAATTGAACCCATTTGCGAGCCGTGTCGCCGCGCCGGCTATCTCGCTGCCATCGGAACCAGCAACGCCAGCGCCAGCAATTCCACCCTTGTTAGCCGCGGAATTAGCCGCATTGGCGAGAGCCTGCAAAGCATTCGTCGCAATGTCCAGACCATTCTTGAAGGGCTGGAACATGGCTGCATAATTACCGCCGGCGCCAACTTCGGTCTGCCGGCGCAGGTTCGCCATGTCGATTTCGATCTGTTTCGCGGCGCGCTGTGCTGGCAAAAGACCAGCAAGAGACTCTTGCTCCCGGGCCGTGCGGTTTGCATCCCGGGCTTGCTTCAGCCCTTCTGCAATGGCTTGCGTGCGCACGGCTTCCGCCGCCGCTGCCGCGTAGGCAGACCCCTTAGCATCGTCCATGGCGCGGGCATATACCCGCGCCGCCTCAACATGGGCGCGCTGTGCCGCCGTCATGGCGAGCGTGGCTGCGACGTTGAATTTTGTCTCTTGTTCGAGCTTCTGCAGCGGCGTGAGAAGAAATGCCAACTGCCCGCCGTAGCGGTCAATCGCCTCTTTCACCTTATCGGGGCCGCCCTCAATGTCCGCCCCTCTGGCGATGGCGTCATTCAGCGCTTTGACTTTTGCGGTGAGCGTCTTCCGCAAGACTTCTTCCGGGAATATCTCGCGGACCATATTACCAGCGGCAACGCTCAATTCCCTTGTGCGCGCGTCCGCCTTCGCCATGATGGCCCGATCCCACTCGATCGTCATCCGGGTAAAGGCTTCGCCAATCGGATCCTTGGCTGCGAACCTGCCCTGCGCCCAACTGAAAGTGCTTCTCTGCACCCGAGCGATCTCGAAGGAATCGCCAAACTTCTGCTCAGTCGTTCTTTCCGTGAACGCGCTACCGAACTTGTTCCAGATATTCGAGATGATGATCCCGACCTGCTCCATGGCGGAACCGAACGTCGTGGTTCGCACGCTCAATGTCGCCATCGAACTATTCAGGCTGCGGTAAAGCATGGCCTGCGCGCCAGCGACGTTGCCGGCGTCCGACATGAACTTGATCTGCTGGATTGTCGCGTCTGACAGGAAGCCAAACTTCTGGTGAAGTTCTTCGGCACCCTTGGCCGGCTGGGCCAGTGCCTGGGCAAGCATCTTCCCGGCTTCTTCAAGATCAAGGCCAAATGCCTTGGCAAAATTTCGGGTTGAAGAAGTCAGGCCACCAACAAGCCCGCCATCAATACCGGCTCCAGCGTAACTGCCGGCCACACGCCCCGCCTGCGAGACGGAAAGACCGCCCGTCGAAGCCGCACTCTCGGCCACACGCTGAAGTTGTGAAACGGTCAGGCCTGATCTCTGGCCCAAGCCATTGAGCGCCTGCGTCATCGCGACAATGCGCGCCTCGGCGGAATTGAAGGCCATGACGGCGGCAACGCCAATGCCGGTGAAGCCCCCGATAACAAGCCGCATTGGCGTCAGCAGGCCGCCCAGCAATGTGCCGACGTCCTTGATCGAGCCTTTCAGCCCTTCGGGATGGTCTTGGAGGATTTGGAGGATTTGGCCGCCCTGTTGCATTGCAACCATATTGGCGGGCTGGCCCATGGCGAGGCCGGACACGACGTCGTTCAACTGATAGCTCAGGTTTGTAACCTGATGCTGACGCATGCGCGTGCCGGGCATCATGCCGAGTTTATTCACGCGATCGCCGCGGGCTTCGCCAACTTGCCTCTGGGTCTCGGCCTTCAGTCTCGCGAGAGAGTCTGCATACTCTTTGGCGCTGATCGCTCCAAGTTTGAAATCATTCCGCATTTCCTGAAGCTGGCGGCGGTATTGCAGGCCAGCCGCAAAAAGCGGATTGTATTTTGCCCGCGTATCATCAAGGCCTTTCGCGAAAGCGGATATGTCTTCTGCGCGGCTCTTTGTCCCGAAGTCAGTTTTGACACCAAGGATTTCATCAAAGCCTTTATTTATCTGGGCCCTTTTGGCGTTTGTCGCCACAACCTTCGCAAGCGCCGCTTCCGCGCTATTTGCAGCGACCTTCAACTGCCCAAATTTTTGCGTTGCAAGATCGATATGAGATGTCAGCGTGTCGACACTTATTGCTCCTTGTTCGAACGCCCTAAAACCTAGAGAAATCTCCTTCATCAATTGCTTTTGGGCGCGCGCGCTCGCGTCCATCCGAAGCATAGACTTCTCAAACGCCATCCCCGCTGACAGGACAGATTTCTCCATCCCACCGATCTCATACCCGATACCGTCAAGCGAACGCCGCAGCGCGGTCTCACCTTCGGTCTTGTATTTGATCGTCAACGAGCGGATGACGTCAGCGGTTACGGCCATTTTTGTTCCGTTTTTCCTCGGCCTTCGCCTCATCAGCGAAGTATTTCAGGAAGGCGGTGTCCATGCGGTGGATCAGAATGCGGAAGCGGTCGAAATCATCGACGCTCTCGATCCCGTATCGGCGCGCATAAACATCAATGGAAGTGAAGGGGATTGCGCCGACGCTCATGCCAACAGGCCTGTCACGCTCGAGCGCGGAAAACGCATCCCAAACGAAATACAAGTGTAATTCGAGGATCGGCTTGTTGACAATTGCCTTCGGTGGTTCCTTGAAGGCTGGAGAACGAAGGAAATCTTCGTCCTGCGCCCATTTCAGATTCCACAGAAGGCAATCAATTAGTTTTTTGAGTCGGCCTCGACGTTCTCGGAGCCTATTTCAGCGACTTCATTTCCAGCCCACATGACGGCGGTGCGGAAGTTCTCGTAATCAGGATCGCGAATCCATGAAGCGGCAAGTTCGGCGTCAAACGGGATTGGGTTCCCCTCGTCATCGGCGATGTTCGCCCAGTCAAGAAGCACTGTCTCGATCAGGGCGCGATTGGTGATTTCGTCCTGTTGCTCAATCGATATGCCGGATATCCGCTCTTTGACAGGGATAGCCGAAACAATCTTGTCGCGCAGCCGGCGCGCATCACTGTTCCCATTGCCACGAACCTTGAGTTTCATGTCCCCAAAATCAGGGATATTCGAAACCCACCGGCCTTCTTCAATCGCTTTGCTGTTCCGCTTGATCGATGAGATTTTCATAAACTGCTCCTGTTTTCTGCGGTATTTTCTCCGCAATTTCTTTGGCGTGGCCCTTCGAAATCAGCAGCATCGCGTAATCGCGGTCCTCGATCTCGAACTCCATGCCGGCGTCGACCTTGACGGGCGTTGACCCGTCAGGGAAGCATTCAAAGGTGTAGAATGATTTCAGCCTCATACGTCACCTATCAGGTCACGTTGCGGGTGATGATCATGCTGGTAGAATCCGCTGAATTGTAGAGCGCGCGGAAGTCGATATCGATCATCTTGTCATCGTCTTTGCCGCCGCCGCTCAATGGGCCGTTGAGAAACTGCGCCTTCGGAATTTCGAAGGTGAACTTGTCACCCGAAGCCACGCCAGCCGAAAAGCTGATCTCGCCAAAATCATGGTCAAGAACCGCCTGCATCAGTGCATTGCTTTCGAAATATGCGCGAATTCGGCCCGTGATGTCGATCTGGCCGACGCCGAATTGCTGGGTGAACAGCGACCCAACGCTATCGCGAATGCGAGCGTTGTTGTTGAACGAAAGCGATATTTCCTTGATGACCGGCGTTGCGGTCATTCCAATGATCGAGAGACTGCCAACGGAATCCGCCGTAACAATCGCATCTTGGTTAGCCGCAACATAGGTGGCGCCGGAAATGATCGCGGTATCCTGCACCTGATCTTTGCCCATGATGCCCATGGAGCCGCGCAAGGCAGAACGTGCAGCGATGTTCAATTCCATTGTGTTGACGATGCAGCCGCGATACCGCTGATATGAATAGTCAGTGCTTCCAAGATACAAGCGCTCTTCGAATGTAAAGCTCCGGAATGTGTTACCGGTCTTTAGAACTTCAGACGTCCATGTTCCACCGAGACATGCCTGCAAAAGCGTATCTAGCGCGTCGTCCGACAGTTCGAAATCCAGAGACCCGGCCACGTCCTGTGAAACCTGATATTCGTCCACGACATCGCGGAACGAATTGATTTCATCGGAACGGACGGTTCCTTTGTTTGTGGCAAGCTGCCCGCCGGTTCGGCGAAGAACCTGGAAAGCTGGCGTCGTTGGCGTTGTGCCAAATGTCGCTTCCGCGATGAAGCCAATCTGGGAGTCTGATACTGATGCGATGCTCATTGCGGTCTCCTTTAGCCGAAGAGGTCATATTGATAAGGAACCGCAAAAGTCAGTTCCATGTAGCTTTCATTGTCCGAGTTATCGTTGATGAACACCGGGTCAATTCCATACGTCCGCATCATCCCGTCAGCGAACGTCTTCCCACGCAACTCCGCACGAAGATCGTCAAGGCTCTGCATATGTTCGGCCAAAGGTTCTCCACGGGGCACATGCAACGTCACTACGAACCCACCATCAACCCGATACAGATTATTCCCAGGGGCGCCGACGCTGATCTGGTCTTCCTTTGCATAAGGGTAGGTCACGGTGATGTAGGCGGTCGCTTCCTGCGGGATAGAGCCGCCTGTGTTCAAATCGACGATCTCGCCTGGACCCTGATAGTTTTCCTCCACCGCTGATTTGACGATGGCGATCACGGCTGCAGTTGTCATGGCGTCACTTGAAAATGATCAGTATCGCGGGATTGCGGATATTCTTTTCGAATTGTCGCCGGAATCCGCCGGTCCCGCGCGCTCGCTTTTGCGCATTCGAGAACGCCCACGATTCCAGAGAATTGCGCCCGCGAACGCCGCGGAACGTGTAGTAAATCTTGGCCTGATTGCCGAACCTCTTCTTGGCGATTGCAGCAACCACCTGGAATATGCCATCGGGCGCTTGCGATGACATATACTTTGGACCGGCTATACCTTCCAGCTTGCGGGCGTACGGAACCGTCGCGACAATCACGACCTGCTCCGCACTCGCCGCCGCTGCCGGGCTTTCAACCGCAACGTCATCGGCAAATATCGTGATCGAATCCCGATACTCTCCGGACAAAACCGGAGCCTGATTGCGCAATTCCTTGTAGCACCAGGCTATGATCTCTTCGGCGAAATTCCATTCCGCAACGATGACACCATTCGGCTTCACCGTCGCAAGGTTTGGCGTCTCCCGCCCATCAACAAATGTCGTGTGAGGGATAGGCTTTCCATACGCCCGTCGGTTGATCCCGTCGGCTTCCGCGATCTCTTCCTGCGCGAACTTGGCGAGAGCAGCGGACTGTTCCGCCGGCGTCCCTTTCAACTCATCAACAATCCGCCTGACATCGATCAGATCGAATTTAGCGGTCAGACCAGCCATCAGGCGCCCGTAACCTCGACCTGAATGCCCAGAAGCGTGTTATCAATCTTGTGGCTCTGGTCATCAACAATCATGATCACCATCGTCCGGCCGCCGATCACGAGCCTGTCCTGGGACGGCTTCAGCGGCAGTGGAATCCCCCCAATTCCATCATTGAGGATCATGAACCTGCGCCGGGTTTGCCGCATGTCCTGCCGCATGACCTGCTCCATGCTGGCGAGCGCCATCGAGATAGGTTTGATGCGACACGCATAGGATACGCCATCGCGCACAATCGTTGCATCACTCCCGGCGCGGACAAATGCCCGGCTCCATGAAGCCTGCGCTTGCTCCGGGCTCAATACAAAGCCCTCCGGTAGTTATCGAGAACGCCCGAAACGCCCGGCGGCAATGAGCCATCACCCGGTCCAGAAACCCAATACGCGAAATCCCCAACTTCCGGGATTTTCTCAGAACGCAAGACCGGATCACGCTCGCGCGCAAAGCGCCGTGACTTGACCAGTGATACACATGCCTGTTCAAGATCAGATGGAATCGTGCTGTAGCCGCCGACATACGAAACGACAACAATGCCCGGCTCCCAACTGATCAGATAACCATCATCATCCTTGCGGGACAAAAATCCGCTGTTGGCGTCGACCTGATATGTCCCGGACGTTTGCGTGACGCCATCAATCGTGACCGAAGTGATTGCCGTCACGGGATAGCGCGCCAGCATCAGGATTTCATGATATTCTGAGACGTGAAGCGTCTCGACAACCGTCTCTGACTTGAACACACGGCCGCAATACGTTGCAATCTCCTGTGAAGCCGCCGCGATCTGGCGCGTCAGATAGTCGTCCTCGGTCGATACGGTTATCCCCAAATCAGCCTTCAGATTTACCAAGGTAACAAGGTTCTGGTCTGCCGCAGGAACGCTGACTGTGATGAATTTCTTGGGCAACATCACAGAACCTCATCCAGAGACACCATTTCGAATTCTTCAATCGCCGAACCCGGCGTAGCGTTCAATATTCGAACGCCGTCTCCAAGTGCCTGTTCATTCCAGTGTGCGAAAGCGGGGAGAAAGTCCCGCTTGTAAACTTCCAACTGCCGGTTTTGGCCAGCGTATTCATTGTGATGATGCTCGCGCCCATCATCGGCAACCCGCATGTCATATCCCAGAAGGATCACTTCCTTCGCGCCCATGGAGATGGCGAGGCATATTGCGGTGTGGCCGCTTGTCCTGCCTTGCCGGACATTGCCGCTACGAGGGAAGAAACTCTTGTATTGTTCCGTCTTGATCAGGTTAATTTCGTTCGGGTTATGCTTCCAAGAATGCCTGTTCGACGTGACCTTGAGACCGGCAAACCCCATTGCATCCTGTAGCCTTGGCTCGAACCATGCGTTGTCTGTCCAGTAAAGGACATCGGCCCATGGGGCCAGTTTGAATGTCGTGTTCACCGCGATCGAAGCGCGGCCGCGGACGGCTTCCGCGACTTCAACGGACATGCTCGGCCCAGACGCCAGACAGAACACCCGCTTGCCGGCGAATTGCTGTTCGGGCTTCCAATATGCTGGGATCATGCCGCTGCCTGCAGACCAAGTGCCGACCGGACCTGGCCGTAAAATTCAGTGTTGGCACGCCGACAGTCAGCCAGCGCGCTCGGATAAACCGGGGCGACCTTCGCCTCCAGTTCCCATTCTCTGCCGTCACAAACCATTGGTTGATGACGGTAAAATCGAAACTTGGTCGAATACGCACCGACGATCACCGCCTTGCGCCCCAGAAGCGTGGCCCAATATGCCCCGTGATAGGAATTCGTGACCACGGCTTCAGCGGATCCTATGAACCGGATTATTTCAGCCAACGGCCGATCATTCGCCATCTCGGGAAGATCAATGTCCGGGCGCTCTATATCCGGGTCAGCGTTGAAAAACAGAACTGCTTCGCGCTCAATTCTCGCCGGGCGATCAAAGAGCGGCGACATGCAAGAGACGCAGGGAACCCAGTCAAACGCTTCCCCGCGAATGAAGTCTCTCGAACCGTAGAGATCAAACCCACGCGGCCGAGGCGTCGGCCAGGCCTCATTCCTCAGTGTCGATCCACCGCCCCACGCAATCTTTATCCCGGCATCGCACCGCACAGAAACGCGGCCCAGTGCATCGGAGATCGCGCCGCCGCCGTAAATCACGGCGTCAACATCCTCGATCAGCCGTCCGATCCTGATCTCTGGACCATCTGGCAGATCAAAATAAAGGCGCGGGCAACTGGATATATCGCCCGCGTTTTTCGTGCCGGTGAAATATGAATATGCAACCCGCACAATCAGACCTTATCCGGAGCCTTCGCAGATTCCAGCAGAGTGGGTTGCGAGGGTGGGGAGGCCTCCGTCTTCGCTTCAGGAGCGGGCTGAGCCGGGGCCGCCGTGGAATTGAATGCCGGTTTTACCGGTGCGTTTGCACGCAGATCACTGACAACGCTCTTGGCGCGTTCCTGCGCTTCGCTGGCAAGGATTGCCTTGCCGCGGTTGATCCAGCGTTGCGCCTGATCGGGCCGAAGCGCATAAATCTTGCCCTTGTCGTATTTCAAATCGTCCTCACCGACGCGCTGCAAAACCGCATCGCTGGTGAAATAGACGCTGACTTTCTTGGTGGCATCTTTCGCCATTTTCATTCTCCTTGAAATCCCGCCCGGGCCGGAGCCCAAGCGGGAGGTTCATGATAACAGCGATTAGTCGGCGATGGCGCCAGGCAGCGTGCCGGAAGCAAAGCGCGGCTCATGCAGGAAATACATGAGGCAACCAAGCTGGGCGTTCGTGCCAATGTCGGCAACGCTCGCGCGCACGCAATCGAACCCGCCATCAATGTCGAGGTCTTCGGCCTTGATGTCGATCACGATGATCGCAGCCTGTTCGGCCAGATCAGCATGCGTGAACGTGTTGCCGGCGGCTTGCGTGACAGTGGTGAATTGGGCGACAGCCAAAAGGTTAGTTGCCGCCTGCTTCTTGTCGACGCGGGTGAACTTGAGCTCCTTGGCATCCGCTGGGGAGCCGCCGACATTTGTCGATTGCTCGATGGTAATCGTCGGGTCATCGCCGGCGGTTCCAGCTGCCTTGAAGAAAACGATGGCCAGACGGCCGTAGTTCTTCATGGATACCCAATCACCGGCATTCGCGCCGGTTTGCATGTTGACCGGCAGAAAGCCTTGGGCGATCTGGGTCTTTTCAAGAAAGTGCTGGTTCATTTGATTTTCCCCTTCGCTTGAAGGTTGGAGGACGTGGAAAGAGCGGGGGCCGAAGCCCCCTGCTCAGGATTAGCGAGCCGCGAGTGCGACGGCCCACGAAAGGGTGTTCGCAGAATTCTGCGGGGTGATGTACGAACCCCACCACGGCTGGCCATTCACGCGGAAGATGAAGCGGAACGCCTGCAGAGCTTGATCGAAGTACAAGTGCATGGACACATCGGTCTTGATGTCCTGCCCGGCCTTTTTCAAGGTCATGTATTGCGACAGGTCGGTGAGGATGATGTCACCCGCATCGCCCAAGGTCTTGCACGCCTGCACCGGAATCACCGGGCGACCCATCAGAGTCGAATAAGGCGAGCCGGCGGCGCCATTCGGAGGCAGGTACACCGGCACTTTGCCGGCGGTTGCCGCATGGTCGAATGCCATCTGATGCAGAGATTGTTCGACATCCTGATTGATCAGCCACACCGCATTACGGCGAAGCGGAGCATACAGGCGACCCCACATTTTGACGATGTTGGGATACCAGATGGTGTCCGCCGTCTGCGAGGTTTCAGCAGATACCGTCACCAGCGACGGAGACTTGAGGATGCCGAGTGGCTGGCCGACGCCGGTTCCATCAATGATTGCGGTGTTGATCTTTGACACCATCTTCGACGGGGCTTTCGAACGCAGCCAGCTTTCAAGGCCGGGCGCGTCATCAAGCAGTTCCTCCGACACCGGGACCAGCGCCATCAGCTTGGAAAGGCGCATGGTGGACATTTCCAGTGACGGCTTGCTGGCTGTGACCTGACCGCCTTCGTTTTCCCAGTAGCACTGGACGCCACCCGTGGTCTGCCATGGGGTCGTTTCATCCTTCGGGAAGGTCATGTTGTTGGAGCCGGTCTCCAACTGGTCGGTGAGGGTCATCAGGTTATCATCGGAGTTGACCTTTCTCCAGATCGCCTGGCGAAATTCCGGAGGAACAGCAAAGCCTCCGTCGGCGCCCGTGCCTTCGTTGCCGTATGTCGTGGCAGCGGCAAGCAAACGGTTGTCGACACCGGACGACTTGCGAACGGAATCTGCAACCGAAGTGGCAAACTCGCCGAAGTTGCGGAACCCACCACGCGGATCATTCGCGCGCGGAGCCGCAGGAACGCGACGGCCGCCATTTTCCGTGGTAGCCCCATTCGTGACGTCCGTAGCCCGGCGGCCAGCAGATACCGGGGCCATCTTTTTCAGCGCCGCGATCTGCTTGTCCATCTTTTCAATGGCCTCATGACCATCGTTGATCTCTTCCATCTGTTCTTCGGAAAGATCATCGCCCTCGGCAAGGCCATTGGTGATCTCTTCAAGCGAGGCGAACAGTTCGCTCCGACGAGTTTCCAGCGCCGCGATGCGATCTTGGACGCTCACTTCCATGAAGATAGGCATGTGACCCATGCCTGCAACCGCGAGAGCAGCAGCGGAGACAGACAGGCCCACAGCGGCCCGCGCAGTGTGCTTAATCATTTGACTTTCCTTCGTTTTGTCGCTTGCCCAAGGCAGTTACAGGCTCATCCGGACGGGCCGGAATCATTTGCGGCGAAGACTTTCGATCGTCGCCAGAGCCGCGGCACGCCGCGGGAGAAGAATTGAGGGAGTGTTTCGGAACTTGCAGCCGGAGACGCAGGCCGCGACCTTCAGGTTTTCAACCATTTTGTCAGCGAAGCCGTTCTCGACCGCCTCGGCGCCCGTGAACCAAGTCTCGTCATCCATCCATTGCTTGATCTTGTCGCTGGTCTGCTTTGTGCGAGCGGCATAGGTTTCACCGATCGATCCCGACACGCTGTCCAGAAGGTCAGCCTTCCGGCGCAGATCGTCGGAATTGCCAATCGCAAATGTCCACGCATTGTGGACCATCACGAATGCGCCCTCGGAAATGTTGATCTCGTCCCCGACCATGGCGATAAAAGACGCCGCCGAAGCCGCCAGACCATCAATGTGGACAACGATCCTGGCCTTGTGCTGCTGCAGAAGCGAATACATCGCCTTGCCGTCGAACACATCGCCGCCCTCTGAATTGATCCGGACGTCGATTGTTTTGGCGTTTGGAACTTTCTTCAGGTCTTCCGACAACTGCTTCGCGCTGATGCCATCGCCAAACCAATCCTGGCCGATGACGCCGTAGAGATAGATTTCCGCCCGGTCAGAGCCGCGCGCAGAAAAGCGATACCCGCCCGCCGCTTTGGCGCGGGTCAAATTCTTGATCGACATTTTCGGGGTTCCTCAGTCCAGAGAAATAACGCGGCGCTCGGTGCCATCAGCGTCCGTCACCACTACAACCTGAAGTTTGTAAAGATCGTCGGCGGTCAAACTTGCCGAATACGTGTCGCCAAACTGGAAACTCTGCCCAGCCTCGCCTTTCTCACCCTTTTCGCCGCGCGCACCACGCGGCCCGCGCTCGCCTGTAGCGCCAGCCGGACCCATCATACCTTGCAACCCTTGAGTGCCTTGCGGGCCTCTTTCGCCACGCTCGCCTTGCGGGCCGGGTTCACCGCGCGGGCCCATCGGACCAGACGCGCCATGTTCGCCTTGCTCACCACGCGGGCCTTGCTCGCCGGCGGGGCCTGTGTCGCCCTTTGGTCCAACGACCATGCCGGCGATTTCCTTGTGCCCGTCGGTAAAGGTCAGGACCAGTCGCTGATCTTCGTCCACCACGGCAGAGACGATTGAACGTCCCGGGGCACCGTCTCGACCATCCCGGCCAGCATCACCGCGGGGACCGGCTTCACCGCGCGGGCCAGCATCGCCTTGTTCGCCGCGCGGACCGACGTCGCCCGGCAAGCCTTGCGGCCCCTGCAAGCCAACAGGCCCAATCTCACCACGAGGGCCAGATTCCCCGCGCTCGCCCTTTGGACCTGCGATACCCATCGGGCCATTCTCTCCCGGCTCGCCCCTGATGCCTTGTTCGCCCTGCAAACCTTGTGGCCCTATTTCGCCGCGCCCGCCAACGATACCGGGTTCACCGCGCTCGCCTCTCGGGCCGATCTCCCCCGGGATGCCTTGAATGCCTTGCGGGCCCATTTCGCCGCGCATGCCTGGGGTGCCATCCTTGCCATTGATGCCCGGCTCACCCTGAAGACCCTGCGGACCCACTGGGCCCGCCAACCCATCGCGGCCGTCACGCGGGGCGGGCCGAGCCTCGATCGCAGCAATGCGCCGGGCAAGGCCGGTCATGTGGCCCCAAATCTCCGTGAACTTGTTCACCGGGCGCGAAGGCTCATTGCCATTCTTGGCCCGGGCAAAAATCTTCCCATCAGACATTTGCTTTTTCCCCGGCAATCATCAGGAATTCCGCCCGGGCAGCAATCTCGCTGGCGTCCATGGCGTCGTCTTCCGGGTTATCGGTGGTGGCACCAGAAGCCGGCTCCGTACTCTTGACATTCCTGCCATCCGCGATTGCTTCGAGCGTGATGTTCTGCGACTGCATCACATGCACATCGCCATCGGGACCGATCGTGTTCTCGTCTTCGAGTTCAAGGACACGGTTTGGCGAATAAGCGCCGATCCGCACCATCCCTTGGTAATATTCCATGCGGGACTTGGAATCGCCGCGCATCAGAGCGCGCATATTTATTTTCGTGTATAGGTTGTTTCGATTGCGAGAAAACAACTTGTAGTCTGCCTCGTCCTCGAAGCGCTTAACCCAAGGCGAGATGGAATCCACTACGACCTCGATCGCCTGATGCTCGATATTGGAGAACGTCGCGCGCAAAAGGTGCATAACCTTGTGGGGAGGGACTCCAAACCAGCGACAGATATCCTCTACGAGAAATTGCTGCGCTTCGATAAGCTGCGACTTCTCGGCGTCGAGGCTGATGGTCTTTATGTCGGCATCGCCGTCCAAAAATGCCGTCCGGTGAGCGCGCGTCGGCCCGCGGTACATTTCAGCAAAAGCTGTCCGCTGTTCTTCCAGCCCAGCCGCGTTCATCTTTCTCTTGTTGATGACAACCGTTGTCGGCGTTGCCCCATTGCCAAAAAACGACGCTCCAAACAATTGCAGCGCGCGGGCCACCCCCAGCGATTGCGCCGCATAGTTGACCACGCTCACGCCAACCGGCCCCTCGCCAAACCCGCGAATGTGGAACATATCCATCATTGGGATTTCGGACTTGCCCTTCGTGCCGTTATTGACCTCGTAATAAATCTCGCCGGTATCCACATCTCGGCAGACGTCAACACGATCGGGATGGATCGGCCACATGTTGATAGGCCGGCCCAAGGTATCGCGCTCGATCTCGGCATAGCCGTTGCCCCAGCGCAGAGCCCAATGCAGCAGCGTCTCACGGAACTGGAATGACGAATATTCAGGGTTCGGCCGCATGTAGAGAAGCTTGTCGACCGGATTACTATACTGAATCTCCGCGCCCTTCTCGCCGTCCTTGATCACATGCCATGGCAGAACGCCGACGGTCTGCGTCAAATAACGAAGGCACGCCCAGACTGCAGGAAGCGTGATCGCGTTGTCCGGAGTGACCAGAACGCCAGCAAGAGTGCGACCAGACGTGGCTATACGGTTCTGATCAATGTCACGGGGCTCGCTTGCAACGCGCTGCGCCAGAAAGCGCATGCCGTAGGCGAGGCGGTCCCGAACACCATCAAGCATCAAACATCGCTCCAATCACTAGAAAACGCCCGCTCAAGCCGGCGCTCGTACTTCTCACGCACCTGTTGCCACATGGGATGCGCCGGATCCGCAAGAATTTGCTGTTCTTCGGACTCTGATGGCCCATGTTCGGCCTCTGATTGCGCATTCCCGGCCCTCTCTGCGGCCAAGTCTTCATAGACAGAACCGCCCGAATCCGGGTTCAAACTCATCAGCGCGACCGCATCGAACACCGCCATCAGCGGATCGATCTTCCCAACGCCGCTCACGGCTTTCGTGACCATCATGGCGTTTCCGCGCGGCTCGCACCGGGCATTGCCAACGCACCACGCCATCATACGAGACCCGCCATGAACGAAGCTCTTGTCGACCAACTTGCGCTCGACCGTCTTGATGGCGCCCATCAGCCGGTAGCCTTGGCTCACCGCCAGCACCCGGTCATCGCCTTCGATCCCGACATCAGCAAGGGCATCGATCACCTGGCCGATGCCTACCGGGTCAAGGCCTACCTGCCCCAAAAGTCCGGCTTCCTCGGTTTCCATGATGATGGAAACGATCTCGTCTATATCTTGTCCCGGCGTATCGTAAAACGTCAGATCGCCGTCGGCTTCGAACCCGGTCATCCTCGACGCTTCGCTCTTGCGGATATTCAGGACATTCCTGAATGCCCATGATTTTGTCCAGCAAAGCCAGCGCCGTGTTCCGCGCTCGCGCCCGAGGACGCAAAGACCGAACAAATCATCCAGTCCGCCGCCGTCAATCCCTACCGTCACAACCTCGCTGCGCTTCAGCACTTCATTCAGCGTCAGACCCGGGTCGGACGCTGCAACCCAATGGTCGGCGCCGGCCCATCGATCAGACCGAAGGTTGAGCCCAACTTCAAGGTTGAGATGCTGCGATGCCCAGCGAATTACTTCCTGTTCGCCGGCGAGCTTTGCAGTCTCGAAATCCTCGATCAACCGGTCAACGGTGATCGACCTGCCATTATTCGGTGTGACCATCCACCAATTTTTTGGGTCACGCCACGGCTCATGGCCGCGCTCGCCTTCCATGAATTCTTCCGGGAACTCGTAGAGAACCGGTAGCATGCGCCCCTGCGCAACCCCGTCGCGAATTTTCCGCGCCCGGTCTAATTCTGTCTTGAACACCCCGCGCGGCGGCTCGTCGCTCTGCGTCGTGATGAACATCAAGAACCCTTCAGGATTCGGCAGCAAGCCGCCCCTGATCTGGCCAATCACCTTATCGGCCGCAGAATTCTTAGAAATCTCGTGCAATTCGTCGACAAGAACCCCAACCGGCTTAACGCCCGTCAGAACCTTGGTGTCGAAGGCCTTCACCTTCAAAATCGCCCGCGTCCGACGATCGACAATTTCCTTCTTATGGTCTCGGATATGGAACCGCTTCTGCAGAACCCCTTCCGGATCCTGCAAAATCATCCCGGCGGCCTGGCTGAAGGACAGTTCCGCAACCTCTTTCGTCGGCGCGATCAGCAGGAATTCCGCTCGGTTGCGCTCGTTCATCAACAGCGCCGTGACCATGATGGCCGCGCCGCCGGTCGTTTTGCTGTTCTTCTTCGCGACCAGAATGAAATATTCGCGGATCATCCGTTCCGCGTCATTCATGCAACCAAAGGTAGCCCGAACTATATCTCGGAACCAATCTCCGGCTGCATCGGCCATTGCCGGCGTGCCAGGAACGTCGGGCAGGCACAGCATATCGAATATCTGGGCCGCCCGATCAGCCTCGCCCTTGTTCAAGGGCAGGCTTGGGATAATCGGTTTACCGTTCCGAAGCCGATCCTTCCAATCCAGGCAGGACAGGTTCCACATTTCAATTCCTTAAAACATGGGCCCACTTCGAACCTTCAGGCGTCGTCTTTGCCTCAAGGTCGGCGATCTCTTTCTTGCCCAAGCCGCGGTGAGGATGGTCGTCCTCATCATGATCGTGTTCATGGACCCTCGGCGCCGGAGCCAGCGCGCCGCGCGTCATGCTGTCGAACGCCCGGGCAGCGGACACATTGCCGCCTTCGGCCAGGTCAGCCATTTTGAACAGTATCCGCGCCCGGATGGCGTCCGCGCCGATCTCGATCTCATCCGGGTAATGCTTGCGAAGGGTATCATCAGCCAGCTTCATGACCTTGGCGATGCGATATGTCGCCCACCCATCGGCCCGCATGACCTCAACCATTTTCCGGCTTCTGGCCGTTGGCTTGTGCTCAGGCCGGCCCATCTTTGAAACCCTCGGTTTAGTTGCGCGTTTTTTTACAACCATTCCCTAAAAAGTCCTTTTTCCTCGGCGCTGGCCAGATGAATCCTCTTTGGACTGGTTATCACAGGTCCGGCAGAGAGATCGCAGGTTCTCCAGGCTGTCAGCACCGCCGTCCTTACGGCTGGTTATGTGATCGGCGACCTTCGCCGGCGCACCGCACTTCACGCAGATGAAACGATCGCGCCGGAGGCACTCCAGACGCAGGCCCTTCCACTCCGCAGAACTGTAAAAACTGTCCGCCTTCTTTTCCGGGTAGGCGGCAACCGCTGTTCTAGCCTCACGAAGCCGAGGCTTTAATTCCTTGAGGCGACCCATGAATTTTCCGGCCCCCAAAAAGAAAAAACGCGCGTGACA